AAAGTGTTGGTGTACACAGTGTCCACATAAGGTATGGTTTGAGTACCAGACGCATCTACCACTTTAGCGCCTGATCCATGGTCCTTAATTCCTGTTCCAAGTGTGCCACGTTGTAATTGACCTAACGTGTTTCCTGACTTGGTAAAATATTCAATTCTTTCTTTATCAACGAATACCACTCCTGGTATTATTGTTGACACTGTTGATCCATCTAGGCCAACCACCGGTTGTGGATTAGCCAATGCCGAACCGTTTGCGACTTTGATTTCTGTGTCATCTGTCGCCAATGTCTCTACAAGTTCTGTTGTGTGTGCCTTGCTTATTCTCTTATAGAATGTTCTGTTCATCATGTCTTTGAAAATTCTATAACCAACAGCATCGGCAATAGTTGGAAGAGCAAAGTATAGAATGTCTAATCTATCTGCCTGTGTCATTGTTCTTCCAATCACAGTGATTGTATTTCCTGATAAAGTGAAATCATGATTTTGTACCAGACTTTGTCCATTCAGCCAAACATACATGTATGTTGAATTTGATGGAGTAAAGTAAGTTTTATACACACCATCTGATCTTCCTTCTAGTACTTCTCTTCTCAGGTTCATACCAATTGCATTATTGAACGTTGTCACTGCCATCTTATCGTTGATATTAAGAGTGTATCCATCTGATGCGATCTGTGATGTGTTAAGCACCAACCTGTTACTTTCATCAATGCTATAATGATGATCGACGAGAGTGGTTATACTGATCATTTGATCTGCTGTTGGTACCTTACCTGATACGAAATTTATATTTTGATTGACGAGATCGACCGTGTAATCTGTTGTCAATGTTTTTATAGATCCATTTACATGAACTTCAACTTGATCTGCTGATGTAATTGTTTTGGCCGGATCCACCGTTGAGTCATCTAATAATCCGTTGGTCACTCCATAAGTGTATGTGCTTCCGTCACCATTGTAGTAAGTGGTGTCTGGCGCTCTCAACATTTTGCCATTTACTTCCACCAATGTCAGTCCTGTAAACGGTCGAATTGCTCCTGGTGGGTAAGTCAGCACATGAGTAGTTGAACCATCATAGGTTATCTCCTCATTCCTCATCCTCATATGGCTTCTTCCTGTGAATGTGTCTGTTCCCCTCATGAATCCTGCTACCTGTATGAATGCTCCTGATGAAGGTGCCGAGTTGAAAGTCAAAACCAAAGTGTTTCCAATTTTAGTTGTTGAAAGATCTCCAAACTCAGGTGTAGTGGTTGTTGTTGTAAAAGCAGTTGTAGGTACACCGTCTATGGTGACGTACAACTCTGCTAGAGTTGAATCTAAATTGAAATCTTCTCTTGACGAAGAAGTAAACTGTGTTGTGGAACCATCTCCAGAAAACTGATCTAAAACTGCAAAATCTCTTCCTGATATTGCAAAAGTTTTTGTGGCAATCACACTGAGTGGATCTGGTGCAGTGGTAAATGTTATTGTTTTTGCACCAACATCAACTGTGTAATCGGTAGTTAATTTTTTCACCACACCATCAACCGACACTGTAATCGAACCAATTGTCCCAGGATGGTCACCTATGCCGAAAGTTGTTGTGGTTCCATCTCCTCTGTAAATTCTATCTGAAATGTAAGGTGCGCCTGAAGTAGGAGTGGTGTAAACTTTGATATCCAATGTGTCGAATATCTGTCCTGGAACAACTTCTTCTGGTGCATAACTTGTTGTAGAAGATATAAATTCGTCACCATCGACATTAATGTCGCTTGGTGCTGAACCAAGTGCTGAGCCGTAAAGTCCATCTTTTGTGAATAATCCACCTTTTACAATTGAATCTAGTGTTCTGTCATCTGTTGGTGTCAACACTCCATCGTCATCTGCCGGAATGAACTCTACTAAGGCATTTGCATTTTGGCTTTCACTCAATACAAAAGTGGTTGTGCTTCCATCTCCTGTGAACACATCAGAAAGTTTTCTACGTGTACTATCATTCTCTGAAACGTACACATGATATACCTCACCCGAAGCAGGTGCAGTGTCGAAAGTGTAGGATTTGGTTGTACCGTCAGCCAGGAATGGTACTGTTCTTGACAGTCCATAGTTATCCCATGGATAATCATACCATGCGGAGTTATCCCATCCTTGACTTTGATTAAACAATAATCCTGTTACCATTGTACCACCATAGTCAACACCCGACATAACCTGTGAAAGTTCGTTGCCTGGCATTCCCGAAGTTGGTGTATAGAAACCTAATATTCTGTCAGCGGCTGTAAGTCCTGACTCATCACCATAGTATTTGTACATACTGTTAATGCCGTCATCGAAATCCGTAGTTGATGTGAATTCATTTGTAACTTTGTATAGTTGATTCTCGTATCTCAATAATGTGCCGTATTTGTATGTTGTATTAGCCGCCCAGTGTACCACAGTAGATGAACTAGATATCCTGTCAAATTTTATCGTTGTATCAAAATCTCTTACCAAATCATTGTTTAGGTTCACATACGCCTTGGCAACGTCTGTTGGTGTTGAACCATCTGCAAGTCCGCCTGTGATTGTTATGGTAGGAGTTGTGGAATATCCAAAGCCAACACCAGTGACAGTTATGCCTGTAACTTTGCCACCGTCGATTGTTGCGGTTGCGGTTGCTGATACGCTGTCATCGCCTGTTATCGTTACTGTGGGTACCCTGACATAGCCTGAACCACCATGATATACAGTTATTGATTTCGCATGTTTCTTGTGATAGTCGTACCATAGTTGCCATGGATACTGTGTAAGTTTATCAGTGTCAGTTTGAACATTCAATCTTCTAATCTTGCTAACGGAAGCGTCGTAGAAAGGTGGATTGTCAAAGTCTGTGATCACACCATCGTGTTGTTCAGGTGCATTGTATCCTAGTTTGTATTCACGTAGTTTAGTATGGAACGGTTTGACTTCATTTATGTAGTCTTCGATCCAACTGTCAGTGCCTGTGGTATATGTTTTCCTTTGGCTGAAAGTCCTAACTTTGTTGACGGCTGTGATGAAACTTGTTTTGAACATCCAATCAACATACGATTGTTCAGATAACACTCTTCGTAATCCTGTAAAGAACAATGTGTTGTATTCCACAGCGAGATCATTTATGAATAAGTCATCTCTCAATGCTGTCAATATTTTTCTTGTTTCTTCAACCGGTTCTTGGTCAAAAGTGTTGTCATCGAAATTATCTCCACCTGCAAATCCTGTTCCGTCTTGCGTGTAGTCATAGAGTTTGGTTGACAATCTGATTGTACCGTTTTCAGTACCAACATTGGTCCATCCTGTTGCAGTCTTCATAAACAGTTTCCAACCACCCGTGTCTGCGTTTGTTACTTTCACGTGTTTGCCAATGGCCATATCTAATGTGTCTAACTCGTATTGGAAAGTAACCTGTTTGTCAATAGGTGTATTTTCATCATGTATCATTTCATGCACGTCAGGATCAGTGCCATACCAGTCAGTGTAACTCCAGTATCGTGATGTGTTGTAAGTTTGGATTCTAGTTCTGTTCCACGAAGTGCCATCCCATTGGTATATAGACCAATAGTTGTTTGCAGTTTCGTCCGCTTTTACCAGATAATTCACAGTGCCTGATATGTCGGCAGTGTTGATGTAACTTAGATCTGCGTATGTGTCTACTGTCGCATCGAACTCACCACTTGCTGTTGTCGGTTCAGGTTCTTTTGAATCTAGGTTCCCTAATTTAATCAATCCAGACAATTGGTTTTTCTTGAGCACTGTATTTGCATAATCTATCAATTCTTTGAGAGCGGTGTATCTGTCAAGATACCAACTTTGCCTTGGTCTAATTCTGTTTCCATATCTTTGATTCAAAGGTAAATCGATATCAGGAACGGCATCGCCGGCTGTATTTTTTCCTACTAGAGAATCCCACCAACCTTGTTCTATCTGAGTGCTTGGTCTAAAGTCCGGATCTCCTTCACGTACAAGTTTCCACACACTGTGGCCCTGCCCATCAAAATTATTTGTTCTTACATCAACATTTAACACAATAGAATCATTTATTAGATCATTGACACCATATATGTAAAACTTATTGGTATCTGTTATTGCAAAATGCTTGATATCCACCGCTTTAGGATCTTTTATTGCATTAGAAACAAAAGCAGATGTATTCTTTCTTTGAACCACAGTATTCCGAGGTATTGATGATCTGTTTTTTACCCAGTAATAGAAGTAACTTACAAACGTATCAATCTTGGAATTGTAAATTTGTGTTTGCGTGAAATCTGTATTAGCAATACCTGTGACTTCATTGGCAAGTCCTTGTTGTGTACCTGATAGATCATTCCATTCGTCTGGTGTTAAAGTTGATTCTGTCCACTCATATATGTCAATGCTGGAACCTGGAAAAATCTTACCCCAGTTGTTGTATTTGTATTCTTGATCGTCCTGTTCATACCATATCCATTTGACCGTAGACAGGTCCCACCAAACTTCTCCAATGTGATTTTCTGCCCATGGTGTTTTTGTGTTAGCATTATTGCCTGTGTTGTACACAGCCGGATCCCATGGTGACTTGATGTTTATTTCTCTATCCGCGACTCCAAGGATTCTCCCTTTGACTGGATCATAAAGATCATAGTAATCTCTTATTTGTTTAGTGCTGTTGTTGAAATCAAAAACCTGTCCAAGTTTTTCAATATCTATTAATGCAGTTTCTGTTGTGATGTTCTTCCACGCATATTCATTTTCAACTGTACAATCATACCCATACACTGTTCCATCGTTGGTCAAGTTTGGATTGCCTTCGTCAAATGGTGCACCAACAAACACGTTATTATCGATTATGCACACACCTTTTCCAAAGTCATCGAAAGATGAAACTTCGTCTGATATCAACTTGTCATCTAAAACAAATTTAGTGTTGTACACTGTTGCTGTGTAGGCCGCCCCCGATCCGGCATTGGTGTCTACAATTCTTGTATCTTGTAGGTCGAATGTAGTTTCACCTGAGTCGAATTTCATTTCTCTGGAGTTTGAAGATTTCTCTGCACCAATTATAAGTCTTGTTCCCGCTTGGTTTATCGAAAGTGCTGAACCAAATTTTCCTTCTGATACTTCATCTGGTTCATTAATCGTTTGATCCAAAGTGTAAGTGTTTGTAGAACCGTCCCTGTTCCATTTGTAGATGTAAACCGCACCCCTATCAGGTGAATCTGTTAAATCCAACCCAGGTGCACCAATTACAAGCGTTGTTCCATCTTTGCTCATTGCTATGGAATCACCAAATTTTGTATTCAAAGTAGATCCATCTAATGGCACACCTGTAAGTGTTTGTGCTAGTGCAAAAGAGTTCTGTGTGCTACCATCGTCGCTTTGCGATGTTCTTATGAATATTTCTACCTTACCTGCCTGTCCTGGAGCCAATGAACTCACAGCAAGTATGTCCGCATTATCGTTTGCTTCTAATCTATGACCGAACCTGTGACCTTCGCCTGCAGATGGAGCCTCTAACGTGTAGTCTAAAGTCCATGTGTCGTATGTACTTCCGTCAGCACCAATTCCCCATGTGTAAACATAAACTCTTCCATTATCGCCTGCGTGTCCCGGAGCGGAAACAAACAAGTATTTTGTTGCCGTGTCTCTTTTTGAAAGCACTCCAGGTTCAGATATCTTGTGTGCCCATCCAAAATTTAGATTCTCATTAGATGATGACCCGTCTGTTGGTGGATTGACTGTTCCTAGTAAGCCATATTTGAAAGTTGCTGGATCCCAAACAAAAGTTTTAACCAGTCCAGAATCAATCTGTCTTGTGCTTCCATCAGAATCTACGGTATTTGTATAAGGTGCACCCGCCACAACAAAGTTCTCATCAGTACTGATCGATAACGATTCTCCAAGCCTGCTGGTGTTGTCGTCGTTGTCGGTCATTGTCACTGTGGACTGCACCGAATATGTCGTGCCTGCTGAATGACTTGATCTAAACAGGAAGTGTAGTTCTCCCTGGCCTTTTCCCGGCGCAGATATTACTGCTGACCTACCATCATTTCTTGCAACGATCTTGTGTCCAAACTCTTGATTTGACGTTGCCGAATCTGGTGTCAGTATACGTAACTGTGTATAGGGATCTTGTTTTTCGTATACACGCCATAAGCCTGAACTGTCAGCATCGGTGTATGCCTTATCGCCCTGCACTGCTAGTGAATCATTTTTATCTCTGAATACACTGTAATTTAATCTATCATTTACATTATCCATCGAAGACATCCTTACAGAAATAAATTTGTAGATGTTTCCGTAACTGTCTGCTGTGGAACCGTCTACCAACGTTGGTATAAACGATATGTTATCATCATATTCTATCTCAACTGTCTTGTGGTCAGGTGTGCTTTGTACTTTGAAAACTCTATTCAAAGATGTTGCTTCACTGTTTGAGATTGCAAAATAATCTGCTTCTTGGCTTGGTGTGCCTGCGGACAATCCATGAGAGTCTGTGAAGGCAATTCTCAACTGTGTGCCACCTTCTGACGTGCTTAGGTTAGCAATCTTAAAGTTTGCATTCGTTAGTCTGAATACGTCCCAATCTTTGTTCTCTTTGTTTGCAACCCATATCAAATCATTGTTTGTGATTGCATTCACATCCAAATTCAATAGGTCTTCGATGTTAAATGCTGTGTGCTGAACCTGTTGCAACTGCGGATAGCCTGCAGTCTTGAATATCTGTGCAGTATCTTTATCTACACTTTCTTTGGTATAATCCAATCTTGAAAACGTCGAACTGGCTGTGTATTCCACAGGTTTACTGTAAAGGTCATCTTTCGTTACTGCAAGTGACCTCCCGTACTGTTTGGTCTCAGATCCATTGTCCAACAACTCTATGCTTTGTGGATTTCCGTTCACCGCTGAATCTTGTAATGTAATCTGTATGCTTTCCTTACTGTCAACATTTCCAAACTCTCCGGTACGAACCATCCATTCAGGATAAAGGTCTAATGTAATGTCGGAATCTTCATATTTTGCCTTTAATAATTTGTCAATTGCATTCAATGTACCTTTTTGTCTGATGTACCCTTGATAGAACTTGTACTGTGATACATCATTCACAAACAAGTTTTCTAGATAATCTCTAGATTGATATCCTGTAAGTCTCTGTGCCAATTGCTCTTGTGATTCATCAAAATTGTTAGATTCTAGATCATAAAAAGTATTGAACTGAGAAATCTTGTAGTCAAAGTTTGGAATCAATTGAGGCGCTGGTTTTTGACTCTTCAATGTCCAGTAGTCTGAAACAAATTCATTTCCTGAATTGTGATTGACATTAGCCACATAAAACTTGGCTTGATATTCTATCGAGTCCCCAATTCTGTAGTCCGTGCCTGTGGTCCAACGTGTTACCTGTGCCGCATCAAAAATAAATCCTGGTGCATAGTAATCACCATTCCAGTTGCCCGTTTTCCAACCCACTAATTTTAATCTGGCCTGTCTGAATCCTGTGTATGCCTCGTAGATTATGTCTGAAAACACAGTGCTGTTATCAAATAATAAAATATGTTCTTTCTGGACTGTGTTCAAAGCAACATTGTATAGTCCGACATCTTCGGATTTAATCGATAGATCAAAAGTTTTTCCAATACGCTTGGTACTGAACTCCCGTATATCTATCTTTCTACCTCCGGCATCTAGCAATGAATAATCGCCTGCAAGGTTTCTTAATTTACCCACAACAGTGTTGCTGGTGTCTAATTCAAATCCGTCCGCGGCAGGTGATACTGTGATTGCAGATCCGGGTGCCCATGTTTGTGTGGTCCAAAATAAAAATTCACGTACAGCGTTGCCCCAATTCAACACCTCTTTTATCTCGTTTGAATACTTGTTGAATTTGAATCCTTGTGTTTCTAGATAGTTGCCATAACCGAAAAGGAAATCTGCAACATCTTGTATTGTGTCAAACACGTAGCCATATGGTATAGTCTGCACAGTTTCCTGGAAGTTCGAATATTTTTTGACAACAGTGGAACCTCCCGCCTGGACTTTTCCATGGTTTGTCCCTTTTACGGGATAATTGAATCTAAAGTAAGGCTTTGTTGTTGAATAACCTAAAATTTTGTAACCACCAACGTCAGTCACTGTTGATCCGTCCGTTGATGTTGTTGTGTCTGTGTTCTTTTCTATCAAAACACCTGAATATTCAAAACTTTCGACTGGGTTTGAGGTTCTAAATAGAATTTTGTAGTTCTCGTCTGGTATAAATTTAGAGCCAGATGTTGAACCTGGTGATACAGAGTCTGTAAGAACTTTTAAATTTTCCTTGTCCGTGAATCCACCTAACTTGTACGCTAGTTGCACATTCAATTTTTTCATCTTATCATAGTAGAAAGTTTTAGGATCTAAATTTTTTCCTATCAAATGATTAACAACAAAAACCTGATACCCTGCTGTTTGGTATCTAGTTGTGATGCCGGTATTATTGTCAGTCGATGTTTCTAGGTAATACTTGGCAGTGTTCAAAACAGTCCTAATTCCAGTATCAGAATAAATCTCATTGCCTGACACGTTTGTTGAGATCCTTGATGTGTCAAAGAATTTAGAGAAAAATTTTGCTGGTTTTGTTATTGCCAAAGTCTTGACAACAGTGAAAGGATAAGAACTAGATCTTCTCCATGCTGTCTCCGCCGGCGCCTGATCACCAAACTTCCAGGTTCGTGCTCGTCCGGGAACATCAAGATTGCTGATCAAACCTATTGCTAATGGGTCTAACAAGTTTCCTGATGCATCTACAGGAATGTAAGTTCTAATGCTTGGTTTGCCATACCTGCCTGGTTCCGTCGCTATTGCATTCCATAGTATGTCATTACCCGCTGTGTACGGAGCAACACCGTAAGTGTCGTCCCAAGTGCTTGGTTTTTCAGAGTGTCCCAACATCTCCCATGGTCTGGTGTGTGGTGAATCCGTGTCATAAAAATATTTGTAGATACCTCTCCAGTAGCCTGGCAGTTTATTTTGGTTGAGCCTGTCTGTGCTGTTTGCATAATTGTATGTAAACGGTGATCCTTCTGAAAATACTGTGTTGTTGATATATTGCACATTGTTACGTCCTGCCCAGTTGTAAAAATCTGGACCCATTATATCATCTATTTCACTGAAACTGTACTCAGTTGAGGTGAATGCACTAGGCATCACTTCCGACACATCCAATAATGTGTTATCATATTCTACTTTACAGTTGTTGTAAATTCTTTTCTCTAACTCTAAAATCAAATCATCTCGTTCATCGCCGTAGGCTTTTATTATAGAACCGTCGTGTCTTCTGATAGCATTTGTAGTTGTGATGTATGTGTTATCGCTGAAAAGTTCTGGTTTGAACTTAGGATACATTCCAAGTTTAGTTGGACTAGATGGCAAATAACTTCCAGTGGTGTCACTGTAATCTTTGATTTTTAATATATCTCCAACGGCAACAGTTGTTGAAAGTGTGATACTGTCATCTTCAGTGCTGAATGTATATTCTGATCCATGAACCAGTTGCACATCATTTTTGTAAACGTAAACTGCTCTGTTGCTCAATGTTGTTAAGTTGTGTTGTGAATCTAGGGCAAATTCTTTTTGAGATGTTCCCTGCACTGTGATTGTTCTTGTTGAAACATTTTCACCCCAACCAATCATATCGTCGTAATAGAAAGGAAAACTGCTGTTCTTGCCTAGGTTAATCGCTGATATTATTTCGTCAACTCTGTCAGCAGGCACGCCTTCGTACGCTGAACCTGTTGCATGTGTCAAGAAAGAATTGTACCATTTTTCGTACTCTCGGTTAACATAATCAATGGCCGTAATTGCATTTGCCTCTTGGTCCGTCAAATTGAATATCGCAGGTACCAAGGACGCTTCGTGTTGTACGATGGTACCACCGTTGAGTCTGCTGTCAGGCTTGTCCCTGAGGTTTGTTACTCCGGGAATTGCACCAGTGACATCTGTATTCTTTTCTAAAATATCCGTTGTGTGTTTCAAAATCTGACCATAAGTGAAAGTGCCAACTGTTGAATTCAGTGCATTGATAGATAAATTTTCAGGCACCTCGTAAATTCCTTTGCCGGCAACCTTGTTAGCACTGCTGTAACCAGCAATCCTAATTTGATCATTCACTTTCAATTCATCCACAAATCTCACATATTTGTTCGTGGAACCATCTACTAGTGTGTAATCTGTTGTAAGTGATTTTTGAACACCGTTTACACTTACGGAAATTTCGAGATCGGTAAGTGATGCCGAATTTTCATAGAAGTCTATTGGAAAAAGTCTCTTCTCGGTAGCATCAACAATAGCCGTCCTTATGACACGCTGTTTAGATTCACTTGTACGTTTTATCCATGCACTTTTATTATTGTGAGATTGCAAACTTGTTGTGTAGTGTAGATGACCTTCTGCTTGATCCTTGGTTTTTGTCGTACCATCTTGCTGATATGTAAATGTTCCTGCTGTGTGATCCGACTCGAATACAATATCTCCAACATTGTTAATTGTGTTGTATTTTACTTTGATGCCAAGCACAGTGTCCGTTGTCGCTGTATCTGAAGTCGCGTATGCAAAAATCTTTGCACCTGTGAACGTTGAGTTTGGATAGGTTGTTGCATCATCAAACAGCACGTGGTTGTTGTCGTAAAGATTGAACAAAGGCTGTTGGTTTAATTTTGTTTTCTGTTGTGTTGCCACCCATAGTGTACTTGCTTCATCGTAGTAATACGAATTTCCTTTATTTTCGGTGCCTTGTTTCACAAAAATGTTTTCTTTATCTTGCGCCGTACCATTTACCTCTTCTGTCAGTGTCAATGACAACACTGATGAATCACCAGCATCCACAAAGTTTGCAACGTATATTTTATTTCTTACCAATGGATCTGTGTCAGCAGAGAAAACCACACGCATACCGTCCGTGATTGCCACGCCGTCGATTATGTAACCAAATGTTCCAGAAACGTTACTCATCGCATCTTTCTGTGTTGTGTCAAACAAGTCCACAGGTGTCTTTGCAACTGTTCCTGAATTGTATAACGCAAGTCCTGAATCGAATTCTATAATCGGTCTTTTGGCACGAGCAGTTTCGTCTAATGCTGTTGTTGTTCCGTTGATAGCATTGGCTCTTTCTATCACAGACCTATGGAACCATCTGTTGTATCTAGTCCATGCATTCAAATCCCTAGAATCTCTCTTGATTGTGATGTAGTCCTTGTCCACCGGAACACCATCGTCTGCATAACTTTCGGGTGTTGCCAGGTTTGACACATCAGTAATTGTTATTGCATCTCCTACACCTTCAACATAATATTCTTTTCCTTGATAAGCACTGGCCACTTTGCTTGAAGTGAATTTGATCTTCATGCCGTTTGACAGTTGTAGGTTACGCAATTTGTAATTTTTCGTTCCTACTATATCATCCTCTACATCAATATTTGTAGTACTTGCAACAGTGTGAATGTTTATCAGTCCGTACATGTTCTCATGATTTCCACACTGATAATACAACTTGTTTGGTGCATTGTTTGGAATAACAAACGTGACTGTTCCTTCACTGGCTCCATTATTTGTAACACCTGATGTGTACAAAGTCGAAGACGAACCATCCGATGCCACTTGATCCTTTCTTGGTTCTGTCATTATGTAGAACGGATGTCCTTTTGCGTTCACTTTGAATTTGTATGTGTTGCCCCTGTAAAGTATAAGTTCTGAATTCCTCTCATTGCCTAGATGTGGGAAATGCCAGGCTTTGCCAGAACTTCCGTCGTCCGGCAATGCTTTCACATCGTATTCTGCTTCCGCACCTGTGCCGGCAGAGTCTATTTCTATGCAGTCAGGTCCGTTACTCAACCAATAGTATTCCCTGTAATTGATCAATTTGTCTAAATCTACTGCTGGGTTCCAACTGTAAACATTGCCTTTGTTGAGCCTGTCGTGGTTGTTTACCTTTCCTCCTAGGTACTTGATCTGATTAAGATAATCATCGTATGTGCCTGTGAACTTTACTTGGTCTTCTGGGTTGACTGAAGTTGTGTCTTTGTCTGTATAAGTTACAGCAGGTTCTAGTTGATAGGTATATCTATCAGCACTTGTGGCAGTCAGATATCTGTCAGTCACTTTTCTTGTGTATGCGTCTTGTCTGCCTACAAATCCGTCCAATCTCTCCAACGAACCTTTTTGCACCAACGGATCCAAAGTGCTTGACAGGAATCTTTGGTTTGAATCAGTTCTGTAGAATGAGGGTAGATGTTGAACAGTTCTTCTGTATTCGTTGTTGCCCTGTTTTACAACTTCTTCGTTTGTTGTTGAGTTAGTAGGTGTGTCAGCCATTAATATCCTGCCCCACTACTGCCAGTTGATGAACTGGAACCTGTTGTAGTAGAGCCTGATACTGCTGATCCTGTTGTGGTGTTCGACGTGGCAGTTGATGTTGATGTTACAACAGTGCCAGATGCCTCCAATTGGTTGGCTCCTAGTGCTGTTATAATCGACACATCATCAACGGTGGCCCCACTGATGAAAATTTCGTCTGCCGCCGAATTGATCTGAAACAGAGAACCAAAAACTTGTCCTTGTTCATTAGGCACTATCACTACTGTAAGCAAGTCTGGTGCCAACTGATTGTGTATATACGCGGCTAATTCTGTAAAGTAAAATGCATCTCCAAAGTCCCAATTATCCAACGCAAAAAATTCATTGATTGCGGCTATAACCCTTGTCTTGATCACTGCGTCAGATACTTTAGTTTGTGAGTTCTTCACAACTTTGAAAGTTGCCTGCAGTTGTTCTTCTGCATTTTTGCCAAATAAAATTTTGTATTTTACCGGATGGTATATTATTTGGTCGGACAACGATTTCAAAGGATTCAAAATTCCTGAATAGTTTATTCTCAACTGATCTGATGTTGATGCAGAAGGTTTTGTTCCGCCGTCCTGTAACCAAATCCTAAATCTGTTATCATATGTTCGTTCTAGCAAGTATGTGTCAACAATGTTAGACACGCTAGGATCTATTCTTGTTTCTTGTCCTGCATGATGCTTGTATTGGAAGTCTATGGAACTTCTACCTTTCCTTGCATAATAATCTGTTGTTGTTGCCATAGTGTTTGTTGAAAGTGTGTATTTCTTAATAACATCCTCACTGGTATCATAAAAATAAAATAATTGTCCATCAGTGTAAGTGGCAGTGTTTAGGTCTATATCTGTTTCGTTTTGTGTCACAACAAAATTTGTTGCGGCATACGGTCTGAATCTTTCGATACTGTCATAAGATAGATATTTTTCATAAAAAACAAATTTTGTCGATTCCGCTGTGCTAGGTTCTATGAATATGTCGAACAGTTCCGGATTGTCAACAACACCGTCATCATCATCATCGAGGAATCCAACCTTCACTTTTCTGTTATCTTGATATCCATCTGCCTCTTTTACAGTGTCAACAACTTGCCACAGCAACGGATATCCTATTGCGTTTCCTGTTGAAACAATGCTATTTGTTTTTAAAATTTTTACTGTGTCTTTGACTGTCTTACCAGTTTTATAATCGTAGATTTTTTCATCTAGATCGAAGTGAAACTTGTTCTGTGATTCTGATTCAAAAATGTATTCTAGTGATCTGTAATGCACAGTATAGGTGTTTCCGTCATTTGTAAATTTAAACCAATGACTAGCATCTTTATTTGTGCCGGAAGTGTTTCCTTGATTGGTAAGGCTGAATGCTGTGCTAGAACTTAAATTTGTTGATGTGATAACTTTCCATGACTGAGACTCAATATCGTATCTTAGACCAAATTCTTCAAACGCTTCGATTCTGTCGATAATGTCTGCTTCAAGAGTTGCCGAAAACGAGGTTGTAAAAGTTGGTATAACAACACTCACAACTGATCCATTTGGAATAATACCATTCAGTGTTATTGGACCTAAACCTGATGATAGATTTCCTGTTCCGGAGTTGCTTCCGTCTCCCACTACACCTGATATCTTTGCCCACTGTCTATCTTCTGCGTTTTCTGTGCCGGCCGTAACTAATTTGTTGTTTAAAAATTCTCTGGTGTCTGGAGATGTAAATTTAACTAATGCTCCTGTTTTTACATATTTCAAATTTGATGTTGCAGAATCACCCACTGCCAATGCACCACCTGACGTGAAATATCCAGTGTTTGTATTTGTTGTTGTGGTAGTCGAGTTCCATGTTGCTGTCAATGATGACAGGTCCTGCGTACTATATTTTTCATAATAGAAATGTCGAGAATATGCAGTTTTTAATTTTGCTTCTATACTTGTATTGAGCGTAGATTGAATATCGCTTCTGTTATTAAAACTGAAAGTGAATGAAGGATTGCTTTCTTCTCTATACAATATTCCGTCCTCTGCAAACACATTCACGTTTGAATACGCACCTGTTGGATCTAGTATTTCTTTTGCCCTGCTGATTCCTGATGCTGATCTGTTCACTGATCTTGTTTTGACTATCTCTTGCGATGCACTCAAAGGTACCACTTGGTAGTCCTCTGCTGTGATCATTCTGTCCTGAGAGTAGTATACCTGTCCTGCTTTTTCCCTAATAGAAGCATTAGACTCTGTTGCTGAAGCATTGTATATTGAACCTTTAAGACTCATTGTGATTGTTAGACTTTGATTGGCCCCGTTTGCGTCAACATATGGAACATCTATTTGAATGTTCTGCATGTCAGCAGGTTGTAAGGCGTACTTGGCATTGTCACTGACTCTGTAGTATGCTCTGAAAGATCCTAGAGGTAAGTTTGAAAAGTTTCCGTCTCCAAAAACAAGATCTACTGTGTCATTGTTTTTAGTGACAACATTGTAAATGTCTCTAACACTTTTTGATAATGAATTGTAGATTGCATTGTTTCCCGTAAGTGAAGGGACCTTTGTCCATTCCTGTTCAATCTGCCCAAATTGGTCTATTCCATACAGCCACACATCTGAATCATTGATGTTCTCAACTGAAATAGATTTCACATAATTTGTCACTGCATTGTTTACTGTGAAATCATCATTCCGTAAAGTGCCCTGTTTGAATAAGAAGAAAAATCCTGTGCTGTTTGAACTGTCACCAGAACCGTCGTTTCTGTAAACATACGTCAGGCCTGTGCCCTCTATTGGTGCAGTCTCATAGATTGATTCACTGTCACTAATTGCAGACGATACAATCTCAAAATCCCTGGCAATACCACCTACAGTTTTTGAAAAATTAAAAATAGGCAATCCATTTTGATTGGATGCAAATGTGTACAATTCTGTGTCAACTCCTCCAATGGTATCTTTGTCTCTGGGTTTGCCAAAAATTTGTCCAGTTTGATTCGCCGCATTCATTATCGCCGTGAACTGTTCTCTGTAATTAGAATTTGCTGAATCGTTCCATATTATAGTTGAGTTTGCAAGATTTGTGCCTGTTGAATCTCTCACATCTTGTGTTGTTGATATTGCATCAATCTTCAGAAGTCCAGTTGCGGGTTTGTTTCTTTTGGCGTTGTAATTTATAAGTCTTGCTAATCTTAAAACAGAGTTTCTTCTCTCTGCTGTCTCTAGGAAATTTTCTCTTGCATTGAGGTCAACTCTGAAACTTAAAGCCTGTGCGATGTAGGCAATAAGATCTATAAGTGCAACATACTCAGAACTCTCTACAAAATCATTGAAATCATCTGGATAGTTCTCCTGTAGATATGCTACCATTGTTCTTCTCAATGTTTCAAAATCGTATGATTTGAAATCTGCCTGTTGGAAAGCCTGGTAGATCTTTCTCCAATCTTCCGCTACAAGTAATCTGTTCTGTCTATCTGTTGTGGCCATTGTAATTACAATGGTATTTATATGTTAGGAAATGTGCGTATATTAAGATAGACGCAATAGTGCGTTCTCATCGAAATTGAATCGTAGTTTCTCTGTGATGTTTAATGGCACATAAGTGATAGTGGCCTGTATTGCAATGCCTTTGTCCGCTTCTGAGACCAGTATATCCTCTGTGGATAGTCTTGGATCAGCGTTGAGATTCGCTGTGATGTCATCTATGATTGCTTCTTTCAATTGCTCGGTAAATGGCTCAAATATGGCGTCATATATTATCGTGCCAAATTCAGGGTTTTCAACACGTTCGCCCTTTCTCACACTCAATCTGTTGATCAGGTCCTGTTTCGCCACTTCGAAGTCGTAAATTTTGAAGTTCTGCTTGTCAGCACGTGAACTGAAACCTTTGAACGTAACAGATTTGTTAGATGTGTTGTTTGCTGATCCTCCGTCTCCGTATGCCATTAATTCAATCTCCTAAATGTCACATCAACCTTGCTGTAATCTACAGCGTAGTATCCTGTGTCTGTTAAGTGCCGTGCCCATGGCACTTCCTGTGCCATAACTCCCATGTACCTGCCCGGCAACTGCTTGTATTTAAACGAATAGACATTGACACCCGCGGGTGACTGTCCTATGAGTCTTATGTCTTCCTTTAGCCTCATGTCGCTGAACTTGAATCCACCACCTGAGAAGAATTTGCCAACCGAACTAGCAATACTGCCAATTTTTAGTCCAACGTTTGTTCCCACGTTTTGCCAGAAAGATTGTCCTCCCAGTTGGGCATCTCTGGCATTGAACAGACCAGTTTTTGTGGCAAGGCTCTTGACTTGGCTCATGCCAACAACCTGTCCTCCGATCACACTAGAATATGTCTGCGTGATGCTGTTTAGATTTGCTATCGTTCCTTCGATGTTGCCAGCAGATAAATCTTTAGTCAATCCTTTCACGTCATTCAAGGATTTATTGGCAAGATTTAATTGGTCCAATCCTGTCTTGCCTAGTGTGAATAATTCTCCCGTGGAGTTGACAAACACATTGTCTTTGAACAGTTCTGTGCTGGATCCAGTGTATTTCTCTACCACCTGTGAGGCCAACGTTGATGTAAAATCTTTTGTTTTCTTATATAGATCTGTGGTCTTCACAAGTTTTACTTTTTCCGATATACTGTCTTTGAGTTCGAACGGTAGGTCTATTCTTTTTGTTATTCCATATATGTCATTGTATTTTGTTCCAAACTCTGTGAGAAGTTTTTTTGCTTTTGCACCATCTTTGCTGTTTCCCATTTTCTGTTTCAGGTATTCTAGTGCGTCAGCCTGGTACTGTGCATCACGTATGGCACTGTTCTTGCTGATCCTGTTCTGCATGTTGACAAATTCTGCTGTGCCTGGAGTCCGTGACAGTTTGCTCCATTGCTTTTTATCGTCCGAATCGATTGGTATCAATCCATCACTGCCTATCACACTGGCCCTGAACATAGGTTCGTGCGTGACAAGTCTATGAACAGTCGTCTTGGTATCCCTGGTGAATTTTTCTAGCGGCTTGATTCCTTTCTGTGTGAGTTCAACATCTCCTTCATCTCGCAACTGCATTCCTACTTTGTCTTTGGTCAACCAACTTGGTCCCCATGCACTGCTTGGCGCTGTTGAATTGAAGTGGACCTGTGCACCTGCCAAATGTATCTGTCCTCCTGCACCGTGCAGTTGTGTTCCACTTGTGAATGATGTTATGCCATCCCTGGCGTAATCCCTTATGGATCCTTTCTGTGAACTGTTGAGTATTCCTTTGTCACCTATGTTGAGCATTGTGTCTGCGGAATGTATCATCTCGTTAGCCGAACTGACTCTCAACTGACCATTGGCATGGATGTTCACGTTTGAATCGGAGTGCAAATTGAAGTCTCCCTCGGTCCTCATGTTGATTCCACCTATGCCCGAATACAGATCTATCCTTCCGTTCGACTGCATCTCTATCCAAGCGTTTCCAGACGCATTGGCTATGTATATGGAACCGTCTGTGTCATGCATCAATATCTGGTGCCCGGATGCGGTACGCAATCTCGTCAGTTGGTTGTTGCCTCTGATGTCACCGTCATCCATTACAAAACTGTGCCCTGGAACCCTGTCCGGACGTACGGATGATCCTTCCAATCCATAGTTTATTGACCGGGAGTCCGGTCTCACTCTACCCGGTGTGCTGATACCAAAAACTTGGCTGGGGGTCTCCCTACGTGCCGAGGATGTTGTGGTTCCCCTCACGTTGTCTGATATAAGTCCCTGCTCCAACAGTTGCTCGGCCAGTATGTCATTGACCGGGTACTTCCATTTATCCATTGTCTCAAGTGTTTCACCGTCTGCATACATCCTCATGTTTTTCTCTCCGGCCGGTACAAAATCCGTGCCGTATATTTCTTTTTTGGTTTGAGAGAAATCCACTCCGCCTGCACCTACCCTAGAATCTTGTGTGGCACCATGCCCTGGTATCTGTTGATTCACTAAAGGTTTCTGCACACAGCCTATCCAGAATGCCGAACTGGCACCCCTCTCGCCTTTGGCAAATATAACCAATACCTCTGTGTCTATGTCGGGTGGCACCGCCCACATACCATAACTGTGCTGTGTCTCCTTGTAATCATAGGGATCAGTTTTTGAAACTGCTTCTATGCTCTTGGCACCGTAGAACGGTGACAGGTACTGACACCAGATCACCTGATTGGCAGTTGGCTTGGTGGTGTTTGTGAGGGCGGGTATGTTCACTCCCAGTCTACCCATCTTCAATGGATCGATCGCGTATTTCACTGTGCCCACGTACGGACCACTGTCGGTGTCCTGAAATTTCTTGTTGAAGTCCTTCTGGTTGTCGTGTGTGTCTGTGAATCCTGATGAATAATTGTATGTCATATTTTATTAAATTTATATAGTAGGTATTCCTAAGTCCTTGTAATCTTTTATGTTATTCCATCTTTCGTTTTTCCGTTTTTCCTTCTCGGCATCCTTTAAAATGTTGTCAATACTCTGGTTGGAGAACTGCACCATCTCTGGATCTATTCCTGCACCCTGTTGGTTGTTGAATCTACTACAGAACAGAGTCTGTTCGAATGTCCCCTGATTGAACGAGCTCTCTATCTTGTTGACCTGATACAGTCCATTGAAAAATATGTTCTCGTCACGATATTTTGCTTTGTTGGTAAATGTTGTGCCTTCCAGTTCGTCTATGTCATCGGGAATCCTGTAATTTATGTTTATAATAGGCACGTACTGATCTGCGTTGAAGTTCTCGTTGTCGTAATCGTATGGTCCTTCACCACCAAACTTGGTGCTATTTCTCAAATTCTTTATAGGCATGTATGTGTCCTGGCACAGGTATGCGGGATCTCCCAGTATCTGCAATTCGATCTTGGCCATGTCAGCCACCGGATTGGTGAGATAGTCGTAGAACTCCTGTGGCTTCTTGGACTTTTCATCGCCCTTGAGTAGGCTCCTACCTCGCAGAGATGATGGGTAAGTCCGCAACGGCATCAGTTCCTCTGGGTAGTCTTCCCTTCCGATCGCTCCCTTACGCTTGGTGGCGTCGAATGTGATCTGTCCTGTGTTGGCTTCATCATCTCCCCTTACATTCCTCATGTAGTACGCTGTTTTGTAGTACATTCTCAAATTACGTACATCTATGTTGTCTCCTGTGTATATGTAATTGTATTCCTTATGAACCCTAGAACTCCAATCTATCTTGCCTATGGATATTCCCGGTTTCAGGAATTTTGCCACGTGTAACTTGACCTGCACCGCTTGGTATATGATTTTCTTTGGATGCATTTTCGTGATCTTGTCAAAACGCTTGGTGTCTGTTCTCACACTGGTCTTGATTTTGAACCAATTCACGAATTGATTCTTGTCCACTATCGCTTGAATCTGCTTGCCATCCTTCTTTGTGAATAGTTCGGCCACTTTAACAGGATCTTTCAGCGTGGCATCATCCACTTGTCCTGTTCCCTTGAGATATGCCGTCCAGAAATTCTCCGCAAGGTCCTGGTATCCCGTGCCGGCCCTGATGGCGTCCTCGAAAAATTTCACCAGAGATATCTGCATGTCTGCACTGCCTTCGATCTTTTTGACTTTTGGATTGCCGGTCTCAACTGAATCGTTGGTTCCCACAGAATCCGTCCCTAATTTTATTTCTGTGTCAATTTCCTGGCCGTACCTGTTTGTGAATTTTAAGGTCTCACCCACACTGCCGGTCAGGTTGGTCTTTTGTTGGCCACGATAGGTGAGTCCTGCCTCCCTCACCTCGTCTGTGATGTCAAACACATATTCATCCGCATACTGCCTCTGTCCTTCTTTGATCTCATCCGTCATCTGTTGTTTCAGCACACTTTGTACATTTGCTACCCATTCGTCGATGTCTTTTGCGAACACGGGCACCAGTGTTCTGGAAAACTTGAATCTGTCATCGTAGGCCAATTCTGGATAAGGCGTGGCGACCATGGAATACTTTGTTCCGGATTGATCCACGTCAAATTCCACCCTGGATATAAGCACAGGTATCTTCCGCACGTGTCCTGGCTGTGAGGCAACCGGTTTGCCATGCTCGTCGAACCCCTTGAAATCTATGGTCAACAGCAAAGGTGCGTCCTGGTAATCCTTGTACCCGTTCAGTGCCGTGGTCGCCCTGACCTTTTCTATGAAAGAACAACCATATGGTTCATGTATCTCAAACTCCATCTTTGTGAACTGTCCCAGGCCACGTTCCGTGTTTGGTCCTGCCGTGGACACTATGTTCACGTTTTCTATGAATATGTCATGTCCCCTCAGCAAAATCCTGATGCTGTCGTTGTACTCTTCATCAAATGCCTTTTGCCTCTGTATTGTAGTTGCATCATACTCTGGATCCTGACCGCCAGTGTCTTTCACTTCGGTGGTTCCACTAAAATTAGCATCTCCAATTCCGCCAGTCCTCGCTATAATATCATGCGGAGGATTTTTTAGATATTTGTGTGTGTTGAGTTCCTCTTCATTTATTCCACTCAGCGTGAATATATAGTTGTAGGTTGCATACCTGTGCAACACGTTTGGTCTGATGTTGGAATCTTTTTCACCTGACTTGTTGGCGTTGTTATCTTCGTAATCATTAAGGTTGGTGGCCTTGATGAAACTAGTCTCGAGCCCTTTGTAGTCGTTGTTGTCGACACGTCCTATAGTATTTTTGTTGTTTTTGAATGCGGCATCAACCAATTGTTTAGGTGGCATTCTAGATGTTCTTCCTTTTACAACTTTAGCCATACTACACTCCTAAATCTTTAGAAACATTTGCTGGCTTTGGTAACTGTATGGTCACTCCTGGTTTGAAGTCATATATGGGGTCTTCGATCTGATCTGGGTTACGCTGTGCGAACACCCACCAAAGCCTCGGTGAGCCATAAAGGTCAAATGCCAACAGGTCGGGCCTGTACGCATATGTTCTTTCAATGGTGTAACTTTGATCGTCTTGTTCTGCTGTCAATGTCCTCGGTACCAGTGTGCCCAGGTTGATGGCGTTCTGGGGTGTGTTGAAATATGGTGATGTGGATGAATACTTGGCCATTAGATGAATCCTACCTCGTTGGCTCCTTTGCCGTTCAACTCACCGTTGACGAATTTCTTCATTGAGAACTCCTTGATTGATTCTCTCGAGTAGACAGGAGTTATCAGTACCGAAATGTTTGACAGGGTTGGTGCCCAAGATTGGTCTGTTTCCAATGCCGGGAGGCCCAGTAGTTTCTCTCTGGTTCTGGCAGAAGTATAGTCTGATTCATTCTGCCTAGTAGATATGTAGTCTATGCCTGGTCTCAGTTCAACGTTGAACGAATTTATCACAACAGGTATCTTGTGGAACATGTGATCACCGTAACCAAACAAGTGCATGATCGGTGGTGGATTCCCCTTGAGGTTGTCTGTGTCCTTTCCGAAAAACATTTTTGTTGCACTACGTAGGAAATTCACTGTGGCTACCCAGTGCTTGGCGTCATCGGAGTTCTGTACTGGAAATTCTCCAATGATGTTCATCTGGTCGACCTGTGAATTCTGATACGCCTGAGCAGGATAATTGTTATGGGTCACTGCCAGTGGATTGTAGTTTGCAGAATGCTGTATCACAACCGCTGGAGTCAATGGCCAAAATATTCCCCTAGATTCGGCCAGGGGTTTCAGTAATTCATTGTTATCGAAATCAAAGAATCCTTCCAGGGGTGATCCCTGTGGCACCTGTAATCTCACACGCCAGTCTGTTTTGTCCTGTCTGCCAGACCATTTTGCCTGAGCTCGCGTTAGTCTGAGATCCCTGTTAATACCAGAACCTGATAGCCTTGCGAGGGTTCGGTTAAAGAATCCTGTCGCTACGTTCTTTACTGCTGTTCCTATTGCTTTTAATGGCATCTTTACTGGTTGATTTCCTTTTCAAAATTTTGTATACTTTAACTATATTTATAGGCATTATTTTAGGCGCACTTAATTACCCACACGGCACGATTTAACAGACCTGTTTGTGGTCACTTTTACACTAACAATATTGGAGAAACATGAAGAGAGTAAAATACCTAAACAACCGAGATCTGCTCATACAGATACACGCCAGCAAGAACACATATTGCTCATATGTGAATACAGAGGATTCACAGTACGATATCATAGTGCCAAATCTCAAGAAAATAAATGTGAGGACCATAGCAGAAGCGAAAAAGAACAGGGCCAAGAGATTGACACAAGAAGCGTGGGAACAGGCCAAAGCGGCAGGAATAAAGAAAATAAAACTTGCAGACTACACAGTATCGCCAAGGAAAATTGATAAAACAGATCTGGTGTTCAGGGTAATGATGTTTGACCACATACCCATGGACAGCGAAAGAAAAAAGAATCCAAAACAGACAGCAGACCATCACAGCAAAGTGAACTTTCCGCCATTTCAACACTTCAGGGTTGACAGCAAGAACAAACCCAAATGTGTAGGCAAAAGCCATTGGGTTGGTGGAATGGACAACGGACATTTCTCAGCGGATCACGGAAAAATGACGAACCAACTGGCATTGATGTACATGAAGTTGTGTGAGAGGTATGGTACCAGAGCAAACTGGAGAGGCTACACGTACAATGACGAAATGCAATCACAGGCACTGATGCAGTTGAGTCAGATTGGTTTACAGTTTGACGAATCAAAATCGGACAACCCATTTGCATATTACACAGCGGCAATAACGAACAGTTTCACAAGAATACTGAACATTGAAAAGAAAAATCAAGCAATAAGGGATGACCTTTTAGAATTCAACAACATGATGCCAAGTTTCACAAGACAGAACGAGAATGAAACAGGTACAGCCAGTTACAAGAAAAGAATAAAATCTGCACATGGCGAAGGTAAAATTGTTAACAAGACAGGTATAAAAAAATTAAACAAGATATACAAGAAAAAAGGTACACTCGACTCAGAAGACTTTAAAGAGGTAAACTACAAGAAAGTAGACATGACCGATCACAAACCAATAATTAAAAAGAAATGGTAACCTATGTTTTTTAAAAAAGTTGCTTGTTTCACTGACATACACTTTGGAATGAAGGGCAACAGTCGTGTACACAACGACGACTGTGAAGCGTTCATTTATTGGTTCATAGAACAAGCCAAAGCACATGGTTGCGAAACCTGTATATTTCTAGGGGATTGGCACCACCACAGAGCAAGTACAAACGTGTCCACAATGAACTACACTGTATCAAATATGGAAAGATTAGGTGCGGCATTTGAAAAAGTTTATGTGATAATGGGCAATCACGATTTGTTTTACAGAGAAAAAAGAGAAATCAACTCAATGGAATTCATAAGAAATATCCCAAACATACATCTTGTCAACGAATGGATAGTGGAAGATGACGTTGCAATCATACCGTGGATAGTTGGAGATGAATGGAAAAAAATCCAAAAAATGAAACAAAAATATGTGTTCGGACATTTTGAACTTCCATATTTCAAAATGAATGCAATGGTGGAAATGCCTGATGTAGGAGGAATACAGACAGATCATTTTGCAAACTGCGGACAAGTTTTTTCAGGACACTTCCATAAAAGGCAAGTAATGAAGAATGTCACATACATGGGCAACGCATTTCCACACAATTATGCAGATGCTTGGGATGATGATCGAGGCATGATGGTGATAGAAATGGGTGGCAAACCAAAATACATAAACTGGCCAGACATGCCGAGATATATTACAATCAAAGTTTCCGAACTATTAGAAGATCCTGACAAATATCTCAAGCCAAAAATGTATGTGAGAGTAACCTTAGATATTAAGATTTCATATGAGGAGGCGAATTTTGTCAGAGAAACATTTATAGAAAAATACCAATTGAGAGAACTACAACTTATACCGGAACAAGTAGACAATGCACAACAACCAACTGTTGAAGTGCAAAAGTTTGACAGTGTAGATCAAATTGTTATAAAACAATTACAAGGAGTAGATTCTGAAACATATGACAAAAATATATTAACAGCAATCTATAATGATTTGGATGTCCAGAATTAGTAAAAAGAAATTGATAAAAGTTTTAAAAGGTGATCTTGAGCAACCTGTCACAAAACAGTCACTCTTGGATCAACTTGCAAAACCTGTAACACAGGAAGAATGGCTACGAGGCTACAACGAATGGAAGAAGAAACAACTTGCTAACGATTAAAGAACTTACAGTCAAAAATTTCATGAGCGTGGGAAACCAGGCCCAAGCAATAAATTTTGCCAACAAAAATTTAGTATTGGTTATTGGTGAAAATTTAGATCTGGGCGGCGACGATGCAGGTGCTAGGAATGGTACTGGTAAGACAACAATCATCAATGCACTGTCATATGTGTTCTTTGGCGAAGCACTAACAAATATTAGAAGAGACAATCTTGTCAATAAGACCAACGAAAAAGGAATGTTGGTCAGTGTTAAATTTGTAAAAAATAATGTTGAGTACACAATTGAACGTGGAAGGAAACCACAAATATTCAAATTCTATGCAAACAACATAGAACAAAATGTTGAAAGCAACGAAGCACAAGGTGAGAACAGAGAAACACAGATAGAGATAAACAAGTTGATGGGTATGACCCATGCAATGTTTAAAAACATAATTGCATTGAACACATACACACAACCATTCTTATCAACTAAAGCAAATGAGCAAAGGGAAATTATTGAGCAGTTGCTTGGTATTACTTTGCTTTCACAAAAAGCAGATTTGCTAAAAGAAAAACAAAAAGCAACCAAACAGATGTTGACTGAAGAAAAATTAAAAATAGACGCCAGAGTTGCATCTAATGAAAAGATCACAGAATCAATTGAGAGTTTGAAGATAAGATCAAGTGCTTGGCAAACACAGAAAGAAGAAGATTCAAAAAGTTTCGCAGAAGCGATAGCAGAATTAGAAAAAGTAGATATAAAAAAAGAACTGGATGCCCACAAACGTCTACAAAAACACAACGAGAATTACATAAAATTATTGAGTTTACAGAAAGAAAAAGCATATCATGAAGATTCGTTTACCAAAGCAAAAAGCACTGTAGAAAAAACTGAAAGCGATCTGGAGTACGCGGCACAACAAAAATGTCCAACTTGTGAACAAGAATTAAAGGACGATAAGCACACCCATCTCGTGGACAAACTTAAAGCAACACTAACGGAAGCAAAAGAATACAGTTCAAAACTTGAATCTGATCTTGCAAAAATACAACAGGACATAGATACAATAGGTGACCTAGGCCATATGCCAGATACGTATTATGATACCATGGACGAAGCATACAATCACAAAGGTTCTTTGAAAGACCTCAACAGACAACTAGAGCAAAACGAGAAGAAGCAAGATCCATATGCAGAACAGGTTGAGGAATTAACAAAAACAGCAATACAAAAGATTGATTTTGAGAAAGCAAACGAACTGGAGGACCTGCACAGACACCAAGACTTCTTGTACAAATTGTTGACCGCAAAAGACTCGTTCATAAGAACAAGGATAATAGAACAGAACTTAACATACCTGAACCAACGTCTAGCATACTTCCTGGGCAAGGTGAAATTGCCACACACTGTAACTTTCCAATCTGACCTGAGTGTGCGTATTGAAGAACTGGGCCGAGAATTAGACTTTGACAATTTAAGCAGAGGTGAAAGAAACAGATTGATATTGAGTCTGAGTTGGGCGTTCAGAGATGTATGGGAAAGCCTTTATCAACAGATCAACTTGCTGTTCATAGACGAACTTGTGGACGCAGGTATGGACATATCAGGTGTTGAAAGTTCTATGGCTGTGCTGAAAGACATGAGCAGAACGCAACAGAAAAACATATTCTTAATATCACACAAAGACGAACTTATCAGCAGAGTAAACTCAGTCTTAAAAGTTACTAAAGAAAACGGCTTTACGAACTACGCAAATGATGTTGATATTGTAATCTAATACTGTTCTAGTATTTTCGCCACACCAACATTTTTTCCATCCTGTTTTGCCACATGTATAAAATTGGTGCTGTCTAAATTCAATTTGTCACATATCTCGTTATAGTGGTTTATGTGTGTTGCCCATGGATAATCAACGTGAATGTTATCAAAAATGTAATCTGCACAATTTATTACGTTTTGATTGATCCAGTTGGTGTTATGATTTCTCACAGTAATTGGGTCAATTGTCTTTTGTTTTGAAAGTCTTATGCCAAACTTGTTCCATTCAAATCCTGATTTTGTTATACTGAATGCAATACTTTTAATGTTAGGATGAGATATATCTAAACCAAAATTTTTTGTTGCAGTGTACCAAGCGGCATCTATGTGTATTTCAATATTTTTACTCTCACATGTCTTTGTAAAATCATCCCAATCTGGCCTAGTGTTTCCAAAATTGTAATTAGGCAAAGATACCAAAACAATGCTGTTAGGCTGTAACTGATCAATAGGGGTACCTTTCATTCCAAAAAGCGAATAATAGGAGTACTCGTTTTCAAGAACTTGGTATGTTTTTTCCCTGGAAATAAAATTGTTTATAAAATCTGTGCAACCGTAAGTCAAATCTGTTTTGAGATCTTGGGTGTTTGTAACTGTGTTCAGTTTACTATCTAAAAACCATTCCTTTGCTTTGTTCTTGATCTCTCCTGCAGAAACTATTTTGCTGTTCACTGAGTTGAACCAATCACTTTTAATTTGTGTAATTTTTTTGTCATTGAAATGAAAAAGTTTTTCTGTAAGTGATTCTTTACGAATATCTGGCATAAAGACTGATCCTCCCATCCTGTGTTACTTCATCTACTCCATGAACACTGTGTTCGTTGTTTAACAATGCATATCCTTTATTTTTTTCAAAATCAAATGTGTGCAACTTTTTTTTATTTTTTCCATAAAGGCTAGTGCCAACACTATTGTTAGATAGATAGATCTGCAGATGCAGTTTGATTGTTGGATCATCAACGTGAGGTGTCAAGGAATAACCTTTACCGTCAATCCACACATCAAGCGAACTGAATTTTAGATCTATGTTAAATTTTTTCTTTAGGGCCTGAGTTATCTTAGAATTCATAAAAAAAATTTTAAGTTTCTTCATGTCTATATCATCATCTCTCAACTTAACACGATTTGAATCTTTTTGTTTTTCCAATTTTTCAAAACTTTTTTTATTATCCAACGTCAAGTTGAAACTATTACCAAAAAAATTATTATATTCTTGGTAAACTAAACCGTCTAAATTTACCAAAGGTGTATTTTCTATTGACAAAACCACTTCTTGTGTGCTTAAATTAAACATATGTTAATTAATTATATCGTACGAACATAGGAAGGACAATTAATATGTCACAAACACATGAATCGATCATGACAGAGATTCAAACTTACTCTGAAGAGAACAGCAAGTTCACAGAGAAAGGCGTTAAGGCTTCGGCTACTAGAGCCAGAAAAGCATTAGCAAATCTTTCTAAATTGATCAAAGCAAGAAGAAAAGAAATTCAGGAAGTTAAGAACGCGGCAAAAACTGCGGCGTAATTAATATTGAATTGCAATTCTTAGAACCCTCGGCTTTTACTAGTCGGGGGTTTTTTATTTGCACGTTCCACACATTGTAAGACAAGTGGGTATGTAATTTTTTTGTTTGATTGTGCTCAGTATATCTACTGAAGTGTGTTCTGTCTTTTCCAAATAACAACAAGGTGTAAGTCTACCCAAGGCACTTAGAAAAAGACTTTTCAATGCTAAATGCATACAGTCCTTTGTCTGCACTGTGTTGTTTTCAACACCGAGAGTGTTCTTGTGCAGTATACCATCTTTCCTTTCCCATTGTTTGCGATGTCCTGACCATGGTTCTATTTTTACAGGCTCTCCTGTTCTATAGTCAAATGCCTTTTTATGATATCTTGCATTTTTAATAAATTCGAATCTTCGAAATCCAAGTTTGGCGGACATCCTCATACAGTCCTTAATTTGGTGTTCGTTGTGTTTGAACGGAATAAACTGCCAAACTGCTTTTCCGCCTGCTTGTATAAATGAGGTTGCGTTACCGATAACCTTTTTCCAATTGGTACCTTGTCTGTAAATGCTGTGAGTGTCTTCTAATCCATCCAAAGCAAACCAAACTTCCAAATCGGGTAGTCTATCCGGAAGTTCTTTCCACCATTTTTTTGTCCGTAAACTGCCGTTGGTCTGTAATTGGACCGATACTCCGGCCTTTGCCAATACATCTATATGCTTGTCAATTAGTTTACCTGCACAAGGATCACCATAAACTCCGCATAGTTGCACAGTCTCCAAAGACGGCAACTTTGCTATTGTGTCGGACAACTTATCAACCGGCAGGTCCGTGACCTTCACACCGCTGAGTCCATAGCCGAAATTGTTACGTCCACATCCACTGCACCATGCGTTGCATCTAGTGGATGGTTCAACGTGTAACCATTTAATATCTTGTAGATGCATTTATTTCAATATGCCTTTACCGTGTACCCTTACACGTATATGCCCATTGTAGTAATCGTTTGTTTCTAGCACCTTACGTGCAAACTGCTCACGTGCCTCAACGTAAGATAGTTCTGCTTTGGACTTGCAGAAAAAAAGTATTTCTCTCTTGAACTTGTCCTTGCCTAGTTTATTAACATCCATAGTGAGATCATCACTTGACCCGTAATAGTCTTGCCAATCAGAATTAACCTTGTATCTACGCTTGTTCTTTCTGCCTTTCAGTGGTGGTCTGGATCTTTTAAATCTAGCAAGTTTCTTACCTACGTACATCCTACCGTTGGTTGTATTTGTAATAAGGTACACAAATCCCACAACGTTTTCTGGCATATTGGTAATTTCATTTCCTTGATAAGTCCAATGCATAGCCATATTTAAAGCCAAAAAGATTGACCTACAAAGAAAACTCATATAAACATATGCGATAGGCACATCTCAATTTCAATCAGGCAAACATAGCATCGCAACCAGTGAGCAAGGAAATGCGGCAGAAATGCGACAGGTGAATCCTTAGATGCAGACAGCAAAAAATGATGAGGCTCCTAGAAAAAGATAGACCTCAGATTTACCAAGAACCATTATACAGGGGTTTGGTAGATTCGCGTTGTAATGAATGAGCAAACGGGTACAGCACAACCGCCCGACGCAAGTAGCGATGTATAGTGACTGTGAACTCACCACAGAGTTTAGTCAGTTCGGCTAGAGATAGCCGAATTGTGACTGCTCATCTACCACAGAGAACGCATACTGCGTTCAAGTTTTTTACAACTGCGTAAGTTAAAAAAAGAAACGAGCGTAAGCGAAGTTTCAGATGGCGTAAGCCGTCTCTGAATCAGCAGTAAGTATTAGCATGGAACTACTATTCGATCACACTTTCGGCAAACAGGAACAGCAGGACCTAGTGATATGCAAACCCATGGCCATAGTGGACCATGACGAGGAGGCGGAGGCATTGGACCGAGGCTGGCTGGCGCTGGACCACCCCATAGACAAGCACAAAGAAGTTTTCTACCAATCACGTAGCACACGCATAAACATGGACCTGTACCGTCCCAGATACAAGTCACACACCTACAATGGTGAGCAGATAGGCGTAAAGGTTATCGACGCATCTGAGATGGTTAAACTGTTGTCGCTACCGCACATCTACAAGCAGTACATGAAGCGGAAAAATTTTGGCGCGGACTACGACCCGTTCGCACACTATCACAAGCGTGACCAGTTCATGGTGTTCTACCTGGGCACCGCTGACAACATTGTGGGATTCACCAAACAGAAGAGATACAGGTTCCAGGAGGACAACTACTCGACCATAGACACCTTTGACTCACAGGACCTGGCGGGACTGGAGAGCGTGATACACGCCAACACCATACCCATATCGGACATCACGCTGGACATGGAGATCGAGTGGGCCAGCAATCACTACGTGAGGTACTTCTACATGGGTTCGGGGTATGAGCAGAGCTCGGAATACAAGGCCAACTACAAGGGATTCGAATGGTGGACCGGCACCGAGTGGAGCACCAACAAGAAGCAGTATCGTAGATTGTGTCGCAGGGACAGTAAACTCACTGAGTTTTCCGCTCTCGGAAACCTTTCACTGATTCCAGATAAGTCTTAGACCAGTTCCGGTAATAGGGACCTGACTCCAGCATTTTAGAAAATCTGTTCAACTTGCTCAAACTTTGCACGAGGAACAGCGTGTACTCGCCGTTGTTGAGTTTCACGTGTCGCACACTCTCGTCGATCCCAGGATGGTCCTCCAGTATCACCACGTCACGGGGCATCTGTTTTTCGTTGAACCATTCCGCCATGCTCACAGTCTGTTCCGCGGTGAACGTGTCCGGATCACAAATGATGCAGAGCACGTCCTTGTCCCTGCTGTCATACTGACATATGTGCCTGTACACCTGGCGCCAGTCTGCGTCACGTGGTATCTCCACGAATGCTACCTTGTCCTCTATGATCGCCTTCTGTGCGAACGGACAGGGTGGCAGGTTGCCGAAGACGGGATTTGGTTTCGTGACGAAATCCTTAATCCAGTTCTTTATCTTCTGTGTCGGGGTCTGTTTCTTCTGTTGAGTCATCCGTCAGTGATTTGATCCTTTCAAGTGCCTGTTCAAGCAGTCGTTCCTTGGTCTCCAGTCGGGCCTCCAGGTCTGCCATCTTCTTGTTCTGCTCACCTATCTTGTGGCCCATGCTCTGCACGTCGTCTGTTGCGTGTTCGAGTTTTATCATGACCTGCCTCATACGGCTCTCCTTGGTCTTGCACTTCGCCAGGGCATCATCTCGGTCCTGTGTGAGTTCCTTGATGTTTTCCTTAAGTTCTCGAACTAGATCTCGTTCTGACATAATGTTCTGTAATTATCTGCTTTTTCAAACACCATTATAGTATACTATATTCTAGAAGAAAGGCTGACCACTTTTTTTGGTAGTTTCCAAGTTATCTTTTACCAGTTGTGCAATGATTTCACGTTCTGTTGGGCTCAAAGCGGAGGCTTCTGAGTAGGTCATTCCGCCACGCATGTACCAACATATCTTCATGAGTTCATGTTTGTACTCTTTTTGGGAGTTTTCCATGTCCTTCAAAGTTTTTATAATTTCAGAATTCGTTTGTGAAAGCAAGGTTATACGAAAAAATTTGCGTTGTCAAAACTCACTGGTATCTCGTAATTTGTAGGTGCACCTTTTTTGATCTGTTCTTCGGTGGCCTTCAACTTCAATGGTTTGACAGCACCCTGCGATCTCAACTCAATCATCTTTGTTTCGATCTCTTTGATGATTTTTGCATTCGCTTTGTCGAAGAACTCTTTGATTTGTGCGGGATCAGTCACCTCAGTGCCATCCGGCATCACGATGCTTTGCATATTTTTCAACAACACATTTGAATTCAGTTCTGTTAATTTTTTAAATGCCTCATTGAACCTAGTGGTCTTCTCTTCGTCTGCCATCTGTGAGTCCGACACTGCGGTATACATCTTCTGCTGTTGGAAAGTCTGCAAAGATGTCTGTGTCATGTCTTTGTATGTCAATGGTCTTACTTTAACTCTCAGTCCGTCGTCCAGTGTGACCTCTGTCAAGATCTTCTCGGCTTTGATGTCTTCAAGCAGTGCTGGAAGATTTACCGAATGATTCACTGTTTCATTTGCCCCAGGAACAACGAAACTCATGTCCATTGTCTCACCGTATGTGGCTATCCTGATTGCTATCAATATAGTGTCCAAATCATAACTTTGGATCTGCCATGCGTCCTTGATATCTGGACAACAACTTTGTATAACGTCAACAACTCCCTGGCCGTTCATGAGTGCGTCTGGTGTTTTGAACCTGATTTCATCCTTGGCCGTCATTGGCATCACTCCCAATTCGCCTGTCTGTGAGGGTGTTACCACGTGTGGTGGATAGTTGGTGCCCGAAGGCAGTGATACATACAGGGCCGGTTGCCTGAAATACTTGTTAAGTGGATTGCTATTTTCTGTCATTTTTTTATTCTATAAATATACACTAACAGCGTATAAGTGTCAATATTTATATGCGTATAAAAAGGTGCAAAATAAAGTCATATGGCAATAGATGATAAAGAAATAGAAAATCTGGAAAAACGGATTAGAGGCCTATCTTCGGAGATTACAAAAGAAGCAAGGGCCAAAAAAGCGTCCAGAGAACAAGAAGCGAGAATAGCCAGGGACAAAATAAGAGAAGCACGACAAGAGATTAATAATCTTAAAAAGAGCAACCCACTCAGAAAAAAATTAACAGACGAACTAGAAGATCAAATTGACAATTACGAGGACCTTAAGAAATCACAGGAAAAACTTGATGAGGTCACTAAAAAGGTAGGACAGTCATTTATTGGTTTAGGTAAGGCGGCATTCGAAGGATCAGGATCAATCAGTGCTTTCACAGACAATGTGAAAGGTCTAGGAATATTAGGCAATAGGCTAGATGTCAACATAGAAACATTCAGACAACTGTCACAGTCAGGTGCCAACTTTGGTAAGAGCATAGTGGATCTAAGAATGGCGGCCCACGACGCCGCGTTGCCTTTGGATGATTTCGCAAAACTTGTTGCAGAAAATTCTCAGAATTTGGCGGCGATAGCAGGGTCATCTTCACAGGGTGCAAAATTCATAGCACAGTTGGGTCAGCAGACCAGAGACTTGGGCGTCAAGCAATTGGCTCCACTGGGATTCACAGTTGATGAAATAAATGAAACACTATTGTTAAACCTAGACTCACAGAGAAGAACCGGAGTGCTAGATCGTTTGACCAGTGATCAACAAAGAGACAGTGCAATATCTTTCGCACTTGAACTTGATAGATTAGCAAAACTGACAGGACAGCAAAGAGATGAATTGAGAGCCGCTATCGAAAATCAAAAGAGCAATGAAAGATTCCAAGCGGCATTGCAAGGACAAACAGAAGAGACTAGAAAAAGATTGCAAGGCTTTGCGGCGACAGTAGAGGGCATCTCTCCGGAATTAGCAACAGGCTTTCAGGACTTGATAGCCAATGCAGGTGTTCCGGTAACTGATGCCGCACTAGAAATTGCACAGAACGTGCCGCAGGCAGGTGCAGTAATCAAACAGTTGATTGCAGGCACTCTATCAAGTGAACAAGCACTTGTGAAATTCAGAGATCTGTCAGCAAACAGTTTGGAAAGATTTAACAAAGTTGCTGTTACTGGACAGGTAGACTTCTTAAGACTTACAGGTGGTTTCATAGAACTAGGCAGACGAGTAAACGACCTTGGAGAGGTTGAGGCCGAACAAGAAAAACAAGCATCGAAACTAGTAGGAAGTCTAACAACATTCGAACAGGCAACTAAAGTGTTAGCAAGTCAATTCCAATCGATAGAGACAGGACTGTTACAGGCGTTTGGTCCGGCCTTGGGCACATTCTTTGATGGTGTGCAGGGAGCATTTGGCAAGGGCGGAAGCATCGCAACAGTGTTGGCAAAATCTCCAGGTGTGACGGCAGGTTTATTGTTGGCGGGTCTGGGTGGCAAATATCTACTGGACTTCGGACAACAGGTGGCGGCGATCACAGCAGGTACGTTTGCAGGATTCAAGATGGCTAACCCAACCGGTGGAGGTGCGGGCGGTTTCTTCGGCAAGGGTGGTGCAGGTAGAACAGGATTAGGAATAGCAGGCAGAGGTGTTGGGATACTAGGAGGTGTGGGATTGGCCGCAGGCGGAGCCGCACAGGCAGGCACCGCAGAAACGGCCGGTGGCAAAGCAATGGGAGTGCTATCAAGCATGGCCGGTGGAGCAATGATCGGATCTATGATCCCAGGAGTTGGTACACTTATAGGTGGCGGACTAGGATTGGGTGCAGGTCTATTGGGACTTGCAATGAACAAGAACGGAAGACAATTTGGTGGAGGCATGGATGCTGGTAAAACTTACCTCACAGGTGAGGCAGGACCAGAAATGATAACGGCAGGAACCAAATCAACTGTCACAGCCAACAACGATCTTAAAACCATATTTGATACACAGGCGCTGGAAAGTAAAATGAACACAATGGTAACTGCCTTAAACAACACCAATCAAAGCCTGGCAAGTGTGGCAAACGGCGTAAATACGCTTGTTGCAGTGGAATCTAGGGCATTGAAAGCCGTTGAAACAACAGCACGTAAAGACCGTAATCAAGTTGGCATAGTTTAGGTTGCTGAAATGAGGAAAAGATTGTAAAATAACATATGGCTTGGAAAAAATATTTTAAAGACGCTAACCTTTCTCCAATATCTGGAGAAAAAGTTCCTAACTTTGCGAAGAGAAATTACAGTTCTTATCTTCCAGATGTCTACACAGGACACCCAAACAGAATACAGAGATATTTCCAGTATGACCAAATGGATTCAGATTCAGAAATCAATGCGGCACTGGATATACTTGCAGAATTTTCAACACAGAAAAACACAGAGAACGAAACTCCGTTTGATCTTGTGTTCAAAGATGAGACAACAGAACATGAAGTGAAACTTCTAAAGAAAGCACTTCAACAATGGACAGCATCAAACAAATTTAACAAAAGAATTTTTAGAATATTCAGGAACGCACTGAAATATGGTGACTGTTTCTTTGTAAGAGATCCAGAAACACACAAATGGTTATACATAGACAATGCAAAAGTTGATAGAATTGTTGTCAACGAATCCGAAGGCAAGAAGCCTGAACAATATGTGATAAGAGATATCAACCCAAACCTACAAAGATTGAGTGCTACACAGATTACACCGAACCAAACTTACGGTGGCGGCGGAACAACAGGTGGTGGCACAGCGGCATACGGTCAAAGTTATGCCAATGCAGGGGCAACTGCCAACATGTCAGGATTTGCTGGTGCAAACGCAGGCGGCAGATTCTACAAAACAATGAATGCCTACAACATAAATGCAGAACACGTGATTCATATGTCAATGTCTGATGGTTTAGACAACCTATTTCCATTTGGCCAGTCTGTTTTAGAACAAGTTTTCAAAGTTTACAAACAAAAAGAATTATTAGAAGATGCAATAATCATTTACAGGGTCCAAAGAGCACCTGAAAGAAGAGTGTTCTATATTGATGTAGGTAACATGCCAACACACTTGGCTATGCAATTCGTTGAGAGAGTCAAAAACGAAATAAATCAAAGAAGAATTCCAAGTGCATCAGGTGGTGCAAACTTCATAGACGCCACATACAACCCAATGTCAATTAACGAAGATTACTTCTTCCCACAGACAGCAGAAGGAAGAGGATCTAAAGTTGATACACTACCGGGCGGTACTAACCTAGGCGAGATAGATGATTTAAGATTTTTCACTAATAAACTGTTCAGAGGTTTGAGAATTCCTAGTTCTTACTTGCCAACTGGTGCAGAAGACGGACAGCAACAGTACAATGATGGTAGAGTAGGCACTGCATACATCCAAGAATTGAGATTCAACAAGTATTGTGCAAGATTACAAAGCATGTTGGCTTCAACTTTCGACGAAGAGTTCAAATTATGGATCAAAGGAAAAGGTTATAACATAGACAACAGCATGTTTGAAATAAAATTGAACCCACCACAAAACTTTGCACAGTACAGACAGACAGAAATGGACCAAGCAAGGGTAAACACGTTCACAGCAGTTGCAGAACTGCCTTACATGAGTAAAAGATTTGCTCTAAAAAGATATCTAGGTTTAAGTGAAGAAGAAATGGCAAGAAACGCTGAATTATGGGCAGAAGAAAACAATGTGCCTCAGAAGAAACAAACAAAATCCAACCAGTTGCGTAGTGCAGGCGTTACACAATCAGGTATTTCGAGTGACTTAGATCAATTTGAAGAGCCAACAGCAGACGCAGAAGCACCAGAACCAGGACAACCACAACCAGGACAGCCAGGAACAACACCAGGTGGACAAGGTGGAGGCGGTGGAACACCCGGCGGTACAGGTGGCGGAGGCCAAGTTTAAGGTTAAATACGATTATGAAACTAATGGAATTCTTTACATACACAGCAGACGGGTTCGAGCAGGACAAAACCTATGAGCCTGAGCACGATATATCTGTTTTGGATTCCGAAGACACAAGAAAAACTAGACTATCTTTGAAAGATATCAACTCAATGAGACTTGCATCAGAGGCCCACGATGCTCAGCAAAAGGAAGAAGCAGTTTTTGTCCAAAAAATGTACGGACAACCTGCCACAGACGATAACTTAGAGTTATAATGTCATCAATAGCGTTCGTATTAGGTAACGGTGAATCACGTAAGGGCATCGATATCGATGATCTTAAGAAGTTAGGCAAAGTTTATGCCTGTAACGGTGTCTACAGAACACATAGACCAGACTTTCTAATAGCGGTTGACCCAAAGATGTGTTTCGAAATAGCAGAAACTGACTACGCACAACATAATAAAGTGTGGTCAAACTTCAATGCCCAGTACAACAAAAATCAAAAAATAATGGATCACTTCAACTGGTTCCGACCAAGCCTAGGGTGGTCAAGCGGCCCAACCGCACTTAGAATGGCCTGTGAACATGGTTTCAAGGAGATCTACATACTTGGATTCGACTATCGTGGGCACGGTGACAACAACAGGTTCAAGTTCAACAACATTTTCAAGGACACAAGGAACTACAAAAAGTCAAAGGACGAAGCAACGTTCTATGGCAACTGGATGAATCAGACAAAACGTTGCGTACAGGATTTTAAAGACGTCAAATTCCATAGAGTTATACCTGAAGGATGGTTCAAACCCAAAGACCTTGCGTGGGCAGGACAGATAGATCATCCAACTATCGAAGAATTCGTCACAAAATTTGGTTTGCAATTAAAAAAGTAACAAAAATACGTCTTTTTACGCCAATTATACCGCCGTTTTTACGCCTTTACAGTAAATACAAACACTTATAAGTACAAATCGACAATAAAACAAGGAGCACGTGTAAAATGTCAAACAATAAATTTGAGTCGTTATTAGAATTACTAATTAACGAAGAAAACGATAAAGCAGAGGCTTTATTTCACGAAATCGTAGTTGAAAAATCTAGAGACATCTACGAAAACCTAGCAGACGAAGAAGTAACTGCTGAGGCAAAAGAAGAATCAAAAGAAGACGCTAAAGAAGAAGTTAAAGAAACTGAAGCATCTGATGAGGCTAAAGTAGAAGAAACTGCTGAAGAAAAAGTAGAAGAAACTACAGAAGAAGCAAAAGATGAGAAAGTTGAAGAAACTTCTGAGGAGTCTAAAGACGAGCAAGTCGACGAAGTTGTAGAAATCGAAGACGAAGCAAAAGAGTCTGAAACAACTGAAGAAGAATCAATCGAAGAAGTAGGCGGTGACGCAACTGACGAATTGGTTAAAGACATCTCTTCTGAAGAAGAAGGCGAAATGGATGCAGACAAAGGCGAAGAAATGCCAGCAGACATGGACGCTGACAAAGGCGAAGAAGACATGGAAGACAGAGTTGTTGACTTAGAAGACGCTTTAGACGAATTAAAAGCAGAATTCGAAGCAATGATGGGCAAAAAAGACGGTGAAGAAGAGAAAGAAGAAGAATCTTTAGCACCTGAAGTTGCACCAGAGTTAACTCCAGAAGTTGAAATGGAAGGCAAAAAAGACATGGATAAGAAAGAGAAGATGAAAGAGTACAAAAATCCTGTCAAAGCGGACACAGCCGACCATGCAGATAGCAAAAAATCACCAGTAAATGATGCAGGTACAAAAATGGGCCATGGCGGTGCTAACATTGCCAAAGGCGGAGCAGACGAAAAAGGAAGACCGGCTCCAACTGCACAGAAAATGAGTGATTTCGAGAACACAGGCGGAAAAGCAAAATCTACTTCATACAAGAAGCAAGAGAAGGCAAATACTGCTGACGGTTCAGACAAATCTGCTAAATCACCAGTTAATTCTCAGAAATAATTGTTGATTAAAGGAGGTCATCGATGGCATCACTATACCTAAGAGAGAATCTAACATTCGATCAGGCCAGAGTGCAGATCTTACACGAGGGAAAAGACGGTAAGGATTTGTACATGAAGGGCATCTGCATTCAAGGTGGGATCAAGAATGCTAATCAGAGAGTTTACCCAGTGTCAGAAATCGCAAAAGCGACAAAAACACTAAACGATCAGATTAGTTCTGGATACTCTGTGTTAGGTGAAGTAGATCACCCAGATGATTTAAAAATTAATTTGGACCGTGTGTCTCACATGATTACAGAAATGTGGATGGACGGACCAAATGGATACGGTAAGATGAAAATCCTACCAACACCGATGGGCAAACTTGTCGAAACTATGTTGCAATCGGGTGTGAAACTAGGCGTTTCAAGTAGAGGTTCTGGAAACATGAACGAATACGGAAGCGGTGAAGTTTCAGACTTCGAGATCATCACAGTCGATGTTGTTGCCCAACCTTCGGCACCGGGTGCTTATCCTACGCCAATTTACGAACACCTAATGAATACAAAGGGTGGTAACATGGCAAAAGGACTGGCGGCTGAAGTTAGAAATGACCCAAAAGCACAAAAGTTCCTCAAAGAGGCACTAACAAACATAATAAAGGACCTGAAATAACATGATAGACGCAATA